TACAAGGTAATCTCACCAAAAAAGCACACAGTAAACAGAAATTTACTGAAGCAAACATACTTGAATTAAACAAGTGTATAGATCTTAAGACAGGACCGTTGTATTTTCTGCAAAATTATTGCATGATACAACACCCTACTAAAGGTTCCATGAAATTTGACATGTTTGATTACCAAAAAGGTTTAGTTGATACCTATCATAACAATAGATTTGCTATTGCCATGTTGCCTAGACAAACAGGCAAGACAACTTGTGCGGCCGCTTACTTAATATGGTATGCAATGTTTGTGCCTGATTCACAAATACTGATAGCGGCACATAAATTTACCGGTGCTCAAGATATCATGAATAGAGTAAGATTCACATATGAAAACTTACCTGATTTTTTACGTGCTGGAGCATATTCTTATAATAGAAACACACTCGAGTTTGATAATGGGTCGAGAATCAAAGCAACTACAACTACTGAAAACACTGGTAGGGGTATGTCACTGTCTTTAATATATTGTGATGAGTTTGCATTTGTTCAGCCACCATTAAAAGCAAAAGAATTTTGGACTTCATTAGCACCAACACTAGCAACAGGCGGTAAATGTATTATTACTTCCACACCCAACTCGGATGAGGACCAATTTGCTCTTATATGGAAAGAAGCCAACAAGAAACTAGATGAATATGGAAATGAAATGCCGATAGGCCGAAATGGGTTTGCCGCTTTCAGAGCCAATTGGAGAGATCACCCAGATAGAACAGAACAATGGGCAAAAGAAGAACGTGCTAGAATAGGTGAAGAAAGATTCAGACGTGAGCATGATTGTGAATTCCTCATTTACGACGAAACACTGATCAAACCTACAAAATTAATAGACCTAGAAGGAGTAGAGCCAATATCACGTCATGGCCATGTACGGTGGTATGAAAAAATTAAGAAAAAATGTGCATACATTATATCATTAGATCCTTCTTTGGGTACAGGTGGAGATTATGGTGCTATACAAGTGTTTGAATTACCCACAATGACACAGGTTGCCGAATGGCAACACAATAATACTCCGATACAGGCACAAATAAGAATCATGAAACAGATGATTGATCAAATTGCTGAAGATTTAAAAGGGTTCGGAGTAACACAGCCTGAGATATATTACTCTATAGAGAATAACACAATAGGTGAAGCAGGACTTATTGCTATTTCGGATATTGGTGAAGAAAATATACCAGGACAGATGATATCTGAAACAGCAAAGAAAGGCCATGTACGTAGATTTCGAAAAGGTTACAACACAACACATAATTCTAAGATGAGTGCTTGTGCAAAATTTAAACAGATGCTAGAAGGGGATTCTATGAAAATTCAATCTAAGAATTTGGTATCAGAATTGAAGAATTTTGTAGCATCAGGCAATTCATACAAGGCAAAACCCGGTGAACATGACGATTTAGTGATGTCTACACTACTTGCAGTGCGTATGGCTAGTACAGTGGCTCATTGGGATCAGAAACTTTTTGAAAGATTACGTGATTCTGAGGAAGAGATTATGATGCCAATGCCTATTATCATTACATAAATATTGCTATGGACTTATCAGCAGTAGCACAAGATTTATTTGACGAAGTAAAATCACGTTATACAAACCTTACTCTAGGTGATGCAGATGCTCAAGTTACTACAGACCCGCAAATGGCAAGGTTTTTTAAGTTTAATTTTGCTGATAATCCAGTAAGTGTTGCAATTGACGAAGAAAGTGTTCGTTTAATTTACAACAAAGATATTACAGACATACTAGACGAAGAAAGTGAACAACAATGGTACCAGTTTGCTAGAACAATGCGTGAGTTTGCTGTAACACACAATATGAATTTTAAGCCACAAGACGTAGAAAAATTAGATCTCGAGCAAGGGGACTTTGAATTTATGTCGCAAGTAAATACAGTTAAGGAAAACAAAATGCACGGAACATCAAAAACATCATACCATAAACTAGATAAAACAAAGATGATTATACGTCATTCTAAAGCCATCGACGAAGATGTACCTGGTGCAAGGTCAAGAAACATAAGTTCAATCTTTGTTGAAAACAAAGAAGGCGAAAGATTCCGTTTTCCATACAATTATCTATCAGGTGCAAGAGCAATGATGATGCATGTTGCAAAAGGTGGAAATCCATACGATGCAATTGGTGAGTCTATTATTAAAAAAGTAGAAGAAATTGCACAATTAAGAAAATTTTCACAATACGCAGTTAGGCAAGGACTTGTAGACGAAAATACATTACCATATGTTGAAGCGGCTACTGACAAAATTGCTGAAGCAAAAAGAACATTACACAGAATAGCAAAACAAGGAACATACGAACAAACAGTAGAAGCACTAGATTCGAACACAACTGATTTGCAACAAGAAGATATAAATGATCTTAAAAAATTATTCACAAAAGAAACTTTTGATGAAGACATCATGGATGCTTTTAAGTTTTTACCTATCAACGAATTTAAAAAAGATGATGACGAAACAGAAGTTGATTACAAAGCACTAACTGGTACAGCAATGCGAACTGCTCCATATGTAAACAAATTTTTATCAGATCCAGATAACAAACTTATATTGAAAAAAGATGACTCATATGACAAATTACAAAATAACCTGAGAAGTCAAATGTCAGATATGGAACAAAAACTTGCGGCTGTAATGCGTGACATTGCAACAAGGTTTTTGTCAGCCGATCCACAAGATGACGAAGTGGCAAACTTTGCTTCTGATATGGAAACAAAACTAGCTGCCGCAGGAGAGTTGTTTAATAAAGAAGATCCTAACATGAAAACACTCAAAAGTGTTGCCATGCAACTAGCAAATAGATATCTACAAGATATGAAAAAAATGCAACAAAGTGACGAGTACAGAGACGAAGTACGTAAATCACCAGAAGATGTAAAAGCATTTAAAAACATAAAAGGTAAAGATATAGAAAAAGGCAAGTTACAAAAACAATACAAACGAAAATATAAAGACGAATCACAACACTTCGAAGCATGGATTGATTCCAAAGTTGCTGAAATGAACATTGTTCTAGAGTCAGAAGACGTTGTCAAATCTAAATACGAAGATCCATTTAAAATCTAAATAATAATATGAACAAAGTTTTATGTGCTGGTTGTTCCCACACTCGTGAGTTTCATTGGGAACCTTGGCCTTTTTATATTAAAGATACAGTAAATGTTGGTATCCGCGGAGCAGGCCCTGATTTAGTTGCAAAAAGAGTTATTGTAGAACTTTCCCAAAATCAATACACACACTTAGTAATACAATGGCCTGACCCAAACAGATGGGATCTGTACATTGAAGACAAAGAACATGCCTTTGAAGCGTTACCAATAAGTGGCATGCAAAAAAGTCAAAAAAGAACATTAAGTAATCTTGATGGCAATGAAGTTGAATTAGATGGATATTGTACGCCTGGCAGTGAGCACAGGGGATACATGAAAACATATTACAAACAGTATTACTCACAAAGACAGCATCAAATTAACTTTTGGAATTGTGTTTTAAATGTGCAGTTGTTGTGTGAAAAACTAGATATAAAATATGCATGGACCACTGTGTTAGACTTATGGGAATACGGTGAATGCCCATTTAATTTTGTAGATCAAACAAAATTTATACAACCTATAGGCATGATAACACACTTGCAAAATAAAGGATTTTTAACAAAGAACGATCATTTTTCTACTGAAGCACACCTTGAATGGTCAAAAATAATTAAAACAGGCTTGACTTTAGATTAAAATCATATATAATCGTATGTGTATAGAGTTGTAATTAACTTTCACCAGTGGTACAACTCTATATACACTAGGCAAAATAAAACAAACAATAGGAGGCTTACATTATGGCAACACTAGCAGAAATAAGAGCAAAATTGCAGGCTCAAACATCAAAACCCAAATCAGAGGGCGGAGGTGACAATGCAATATACCCACACTGGAATATCGCTGAAAATTCAGAAGCGGTACTTCGATTCCTTCCAGACAAAGACCCTAACAACACATTCTTTTGGGCAGAAAGAGCAATGATCAAATTGCCTTTCAACTCAGTTAAAGGTGATTCAACATCAGGTCCGTTACAGGTACAAGTGCCATGTATGGAAATGTATGGCGAAGCATGTCCTGTATTGGCAGAGGTACGTCCATGGTTTAAGGATAAGTCATTGGAAGACATGGGTAGGAAATATTGGAAAAAACGTTCATACGTATTCCAAGGATTTGTAGTTTCTTCACCAATGCAAGAAGACGCAGTTCCAGAAAACCCGATTAGACGTTTCATTATTGGTCCACAAATATTCAACATTATTAAGAGTGCGTTGATGGATCCTGAAATGGAAGATCTACCAACTGACTATACTAGAGGTGTTGACTTTAGAATTAACAAAACTACTAAAGGTGGTTATGCTGATTATTCAACATCGAAATGGTCTAGAAAAACTTCACCATTGACAGCAGAACATCAATCTGCAATCGAGACAAATGGACTACACAATCTAAATGACTATCTACCAAAGAAACCATCTGAAGTAGAAATAAAAGTTATCGAAGAAATGTTTAGATCATCTGTAGATGGTGAACCATATGACTTAGAAAGATTTGGTCAATACTATCGTCCATATGGATTGAAAGCACCAGCAACATCTAGTCCAGTCGCGTCAGTGACAGAAACACCAGCACCAACACCATCGGTGGAAACTGTTGCTCCTGTAACTGCACCGGCACCAGTACAAGCAGAAGTAGCACCAGTACAAGCAGAAGTAGCACCTGTACAAGCAGAAGTAGCACCTGTGACAGCAGAAGCAACTCCAGCAGTAGAGACTGGTTCGAAAGCAGAAGACATACTGGCAATGATAAGAGCAAGACAGCAAAAGTCTTAAACAACATGGGGGAGGAAACTCCCCCTATTCTTTTATGCAGATAGAATGGAACTCGGACAGTTTAGGCCAAATTAAAAAATTATTTGTGTTTGATAAAGACACAGATAAAGTTATCATATATATGGAAGATTGGTTGCCAAGGGTTGGTCATAATTTTGACTATGTAATTGAAACTATTAGGCAAAATCCACAAATACATTTTGAGTTGATACCGGATTGTCCAGTACAAATTACAAATAAACCAGATAATCTTAATATAGAATGGAATGCATCTAATAATCAAGGATATTTTTGGAAAGCATATCTACAGTGTAAGCAATTAGATCCTGTTGCAAATAAAGACATTCAGCATACAGTTTGTACTTTTAACGGAGGATATACGTTAAAGAGAAATGCAATGTGTCTTTTGTTGTTTTATCACAATTTATGGAATGCAAAATATTGTTACAAGATATTTGTTGCAAGTCAAACATCATTGCAACTTGTAGAAAAAATAAAAAATAAGATAAATCCGTTAGGAGCAAGTAAAGTTAAAAAGTTTCTTAGATCAACCAATAACCTAGAGACAACATCTATAAAAAATTATGCTGACAGGGTCAAGATACAAAAAAAGATTATAGATGCCACGTTTATCAATTTGATAGTAGGACCAACAGATGAAAATAATGTTGTATCGCCCTATGTTGATGAAAAACTAATCTTACCGATAATTAACAAATCTATTTGGTTAATGTTTGATACAGTTGGCTGGTATAAAAATTTAACAAAATTTTATGGTTTTAAAACTTTTGATACTATTTTTGATTACTCTTTTGATTCTGTTAATGATTCGCAAGACAGGGCAATGCACATTGCAGATCAACTATGTGTACTAGACAAATTATCAAGACACGATCAACAAAAACTGTATATGGATAGCAAACACATAATTGATTATAATTATGATCATCTCGTTTCAGGAAAATGGATTCAGCATGGACAGAAAGCATGGGCAAATTTAAATTGACAAATGACATCAATAACAATATAATAAAGACAATAGGAGACACACATGGTAAAACCTTTCGACGTAACAAAATTTAGAAAAAATATTACAAAAAGTATAGATGGCTTAGGTATAGGATTTAATGATCCTACCGACTGGATATCTACGGGAAATCACGCATTAAATTACTTGATATCAGGAGACTTCTATAAAGGTATTCCGTTAGGTAAAGTAACAGTATTTGCCGGCGAATCCGGATCAGGCAAATCTTATATTTGTTCAGGTAACATTATTAGAGAAGCACAGAAACAAGGTATATTTGTTATACTAATTGATTCAGAGAACGCACTAGATGAAGCATGGTTAAAAGCAATAGATGTTGATACCAGTGAAGACAAACTGCTACGACTAGGCATGAGTATGATAGATGATGTTGCTAAAACAATATCTAACTTTGTTAAAGAGTATAGAACAGATTACGGTGATAAAGATCCGAATGACAGACCAAAAGTTTTATTTGTGTTAGATTCACTAGGTATGATGTTGACTCCTACAGATGTTGACCAATTTAACAAAGGCGACATGAAAGGTGATTTAGGTCGTAAGCCTAAAGCATTAACAGCACTTGTAAGAAACTGTGTCAACATGTTTGGCACATTAAATGTTGG